GTCTTTAACAGCGCGGACTGCGGGTAGTCCACGCTCCCACCAGATTTCAACTGGGTATTCACCAATTCGTTCCTCAGCCTTCATTGGTGGGAATGTATTAGCCCAGTCAAATGCAATAGCTTCTAGCTTAGAATTCCATTGTCCATCTCTAACCTTGATGTTTACAGGAGACGCTAGCTTCTTACTCTCAAGTAGTTCTAAACAGCGCTCGGCTTGCTTGCTGCTAACAAGACCTGATTCATACATTTCACCAATCACATAAACATTTTCTCTGTCATCGCTTGCATAGATAAGAAAACATGCTGGAGCACCTGTACCAAAGTCATGACTAGCCCATACTCTCCACCAAGGCTGAATCTCAATGTGATCAACAACATGCCATGGTTTTCCATCAGAGTTGTATTCACGAAATTCAGGGAAGAATAAACCACCTACACCAACCTCATGTTGACACTCTCTTAAAAAGGAAAGTATTCCGTAGGTATCAATTTCATGCTGGCATACTTCTATAGTCTTATGCTGCCACGTCGGTTTTCCGGCTACTATCTTGTAACCAACGCGACCATCATTACGTTCGTACGTTGTGTACTCAAGGCCGTCTACAGCTGGTACTATCGGCGATTGAATGCGATCTTGTAGCATGTCTAGATCACCATTTAATACCTGAGACATTACAGAGTTAGCATGAATCCTGTTTTGAACAAAGACTACTGCACAGTCCGTACTTTTAGCGGGAAGAATAGTCTGAGTGATTGTACGTATCTTTTTATCTACAGCATTTACAGAGTCATCTAATTCATCAATGTCGTCGAGGATAATCATATCTGGACGTAAGTGATCAAGTTTTACACCACGAGCACCAGTATCTAACCCAAATGCTAAGACGTTAAATCCATTTGCGGTTCTTAATTTGGACGCACTCCATCCACGGCTAAAACCATACTTGTTAACAGCGCGTTCAATACCACATCGCTCCATTGCAGTAGCAATATCTTGCACGTGCCTATCAGCCATGTCTTGTGTAGCACATACATATACAGCAAAGCGACGAGTTACTGCCAAGCGACTAACAACAAGTTCCATTGTTGTACTTTTTCCACCACCACGAAACCAGCATTCAATTAGCGCTGGGCCAAATTTACCCGGACTAATATTTTCTGCCCATTGCCATGCCCTATGATGATGTTCTCCGAGTGTTGATGATGCTGCATGAGGAGCATACACTTTGAGCCAATCTTCGTAACTTAGTTCATGTCCGGGTAATGCTGTTGCTAAACCGCTATCAAAATCACCTAACTCTATGGCAGTATCTATCTCAGCAGACATTGCTTCAAGCAATGCAACGGCTAATGGCTTAGTTGGCCTAACAAACTTTTTTAAACTACGCGGTGTCAGGCGCGACGATACTTGATTCTTCATCTATGATTTCTGCATCCTGTATATCTTCTTGTTGATATGTTTTTAATAACTTGCCAAACCCCATCTTTATAGCTTCAAGAGTAGCTGAGTCACGTACACAATCCTTCACAATCTTTAGGATTTGCATGGCTAGACTATATGCCTGATCGACTTCTAACGTATAGGCTTTCGTATGCATCATGCGAGCTTCAGCTTCAACAATGTCAGTTCTCTTATCAATAAGTTGAACGACATCTTGACTTGCTCGATAAACATCAATGCCTTCACTGATCATTTTGTCAAGAGCTTTAAATGCCTTGCCAAATTCATCAGTCCCAACAGTGGCCTTACATACAGCCATCTGGTCTTTTATCTCTTCATAGTGCTCTACTGATATGCCATTACTTGCAGCTTCAGCACGTATATCCATTAACGCTGTCAGATACGCAGCATCATCTTTTAATGAAAAGAGATCTGGATCTTCACGCAACTCATCTATGCGTGATAACAACTTAGGTGCAACTTGCGAAAATCTACGTCGCTGTTTAGACCATAGACCATTTTTAAACGCTGGATTATCTGGTCCTACTAATGCTTTTCCACCATGATACTTGCAATAGTCACGTCCTTTAACAGCAAGATTTTTACACACGTGTCCATCTTCTAATGTAGATTTGCACAATGCTATCTTTGCGCCATTTGCCATAATCCTGCAATGATCTTCTGTCATTGAAGTGGAATACTTGTCTTTGTGTTAAAAGAACCCTTATCTGGGTTAAATGTAGGAGTCGGGTTAATTGTGTTAAACAACGCCTCTTTACCGTGTTTTTTTAATACCTTTAGAATATTAAGTGGACTGAGATCCGTGGACATCTCCGCCAGTGCTTTTGCCGGTCTTGTTTTAGCAAAATCTTCTTGATACCACTCTAATGCTTTTGCTAACTTAATTAAATCCCATCCTTTTTCTTGGTCTTCAGTTAATCCAAGTTCCTCATAGTTGTAATCACCATTTATTGCAGGTCTATTTTGATAAGCGTCGTACTTTGGCATTATCCGACCTTCATTGTCTGCTTCCATTGGCGGTGCATATTTTGGCAAGAACTGTTTTAAAAACGCTAATGTTGTTTCATCAAAATATGGCAATGTGTTCTTATGCTCTGCTGGATCATTTAATAACTTACTATGTTTAACAATAGGTTTATTCGCTATATCTTCAGATGCTAGTTGAGTTAAGTAGTCTTCAAAACCGGGTATTGATTGATATACAGATTTTCCACCTAGTTCTGAACGTGGTTTTTGTAAATATCCTGCAAGTTTAGTCATTGCTTGATACATGTATGGATCAGATAACCAGTTAGCGTAAGGCATTCCTTTTTCTATTTTGTCGGCTACCGCTTTTGATATTTTTTTCCCAGCAGGGTTTGCACTACCGCCAACAAATTTTCCAACTATGGCGTCTTGCGCTTGATCTTTTACAAAGTTCCCAAGACCAAGTGTTAACATTTCGCCTACTTTATTTGTTCTGTACATTGGCGATGCATTTGGAGACAAGGTTTTTAATGCAGTTAAACCTAAATCATGTTGCGCAGGTGCTTCAGCTAGTGTTCTTCCAATTACTTTTTTAACACCTGTCTTCCTACTTAATTCTGCTCCTCCAACTTCTGTAAGTCCACGTTGAATTGGATTTGAAGAATGACCTGCTTGTAAACTACGTATTAATGTAATTAACGGAGGTAATGAATTTAATGCATCAGATGTTTTTGCGGCATCCGAACGATCAGGCCTTGGTATTTGTTTAACGTCTGGCATTATTATCTTCCTCTTCCGCCAACTGCACCAAATGCACTTCCAATTCCACCTATAGCACCAAGTTTCCCCATGAGATTACCCTTCGGTTTACCCTTAAGGAGAACTGCAGGAGTGTCAGCGATGTTAGGAGCCTTTATGGCTTTACCTTGTGCAACTGACTGCACAACTGATGGCGGACGATTGATTTTTGTTCCACCAGATACTTTTTTATAATCTGGCTTACCCTTCTTTGCTGATTCAATATCAGCATATCCAGCAGCTCGGATCTTTACCTTATCACCATCAAACTCTTCTCTTGGATTCATTCCCTTAGATGAACCAGCTTTACGGGCAGCGGCAGCCATTCCTTCTAGCCGTTTAATATCACTGTTAGAACCTTCTGCATAAATCCATCCTAGCTCTGGGAAGAATTCAGTTGCATAGAATTTTGCCTTTGATCTATTTGCTGCACGAGTTTGTTCGTTAGCTTTGCGTGCTGCCTCAACCTTTTCTGCAATCGTGCGATCATCAGTTGGTTCACTAGCAGGGCGTTGCACATTTAATTTAGATCCACGGACTATCTGTTGTTGTGCAGCATCAGCAGCTTCTGGCGTTACATCAAAGTTCTCAACAAAGTCACGCAGCTGAGTATTAACTACTCTCATTTGATCAGCATCATCTGAAAGATATGCATCAATATAATCACGCATGTAATCCCTGACCTGTGCTGTCTGCATGTTGTCTGCGCCAACCATTGGCATGGATCGGATTAAACTCTTCATCACCTGTTCTGCAGCAGCAGCTCGGCTATTAGGATCAGCAATACCATTTCCATCCATTAACTCATCAGCGTATGTGCGGATGACATTCTTGGCTTGGTTAGCCATAGAGAACACAGTTGATCGGTGATTATCAATTGCTGTTTGCCTTGCTTCTTTTTCTAATCCTGCAATAGCCTTTTCAGCTGTACCAAAAGATCTTCCTCTAGTACTTGTTGCATTCATAGCCCAGTTGACTTGTGCGTCAGGCCGTAAACTATCGGCTGCTCCATATGCGTCTAAGAAACCTAGTAATTGGCGTCCCTGTCGTGGAG